CCCAATATTTAGAAATATACTCAAAATAAATAGCATCATTTACTGTAGGTACTGGGTTCATTAATAAAAAACCACCTCTTATTCTAAAATAATTGGTTACGCCACTTTGTACTGATGCTTTTAATCTTTGCCATTCTGAATTATTTAATGGTCCATAAAACTTTCTATCTGTAGTTCTATTCCACATAGTATTATTGCTAAATCTTTCAAAATCACTAGCAATAGAAGTTATAGTTCCTTGACTTTCATTGGCTATTGCAGAATGTGCTTCTTCTTTAATTAATACTTCCCAATCATAACCAGAAACTAAATTTTTACCTTCTCGATTGGCTGCTGCCAATAATTGTATAACTGTTGTGTCCGTTGAACCAACAACAGCATTTGGAGATGGAACTCCAATTTCATTTGCTGCATCTTGGCATATTGTTAATAATGTCATGAGCCAACTACCTGTAATGGTTTAAGATCGTGTTTATCCATAAGAAATTCTTTAGCTTCTTTTCTATAATCTATAGTGCCTTTGCCTAAACCATGACACGCACCATCAGATAATGCTGCTAATTGTTCTACTGATGTAATTCCTTCTAATCTTAAAACGTCTATTTTTCTTTTATTCATACATTCTAAAACATCTAAATTTGTTTCTTTTTTTACTTTAATTTTTTTATCTTTATAAAATTCTGACCATTCTCTTGGAAAATCTTTTTCAAATTCTTTTGCTCTTGGTTCTACTTTGTGTATTACAGAATTAGGATCACCTATAATTGATAATTCAACCATATCTATACCATCTTCTGTTTTAAAAAAATTAGCTCTTAAATTTGACATCTTATTCTCCTTTTAAATGGTAGGGGGAACTTAATCCCCCCACCTTAGTTAATTACCCAGAAAAGGCACACGCTATAATTTTAGCTGATGCGTCTATTGCAAAGGCACAGACAGGAGAAGTTGCTGCTGCTGTTACATCTAATGTACCATCAGTAGCACCTGTTGCTGTTAGTGGATCACCATCAGCACCTGCTGTTAAAGCAATAGATAGGGTTGTTGTTCCACCTATCTGAATCCAAGCATATTGTCCGTCTGTTGGAGCAGATTGTAAAACGCCAGCACCTACCTCATTTGAGTCAGATAAATCACTAGTGCAAACATTTACTGCACCAGCAGATGCACCAGATGGTGCATAATAGTAAGCTACTTGTCCACTTACTGCTGCAACACTTCCTGCACCAGTATCATATTGAACATATTTGTAAGTATTACCATCATCATTCATTCCCTTTTGACCAAGATTAAATGTTGGAGTATCACTTACTTCGCTTACGTCTATTCCTATAATATAAGACATAATAGTATTCCCTTCTAATTAGTTTTTAAGAACACATTGTCTTGCACGATTTGAAACAGTCATGTTACCTGCCCAAACTACTGGCAATACCATTGCGTCTTGGTTTACAGAAGCCTTCTCACCTAAAGGAGTAAATTCTCTGCCTTTAGCTGGACGAAGGAATAAATAATCAGTATTCAGCATATACATATGAGATGCTGGACATTGATCGTCATAATAAACAGGTGCGTTCATAAACATTAAGTTCATAAAACCAGCACTTGCTTTATCATCACTTGTAAACCTTTGATTAGTTTGTAGTGATGCCCAGTAAAACTGGAAATAGTTGCTATCTGCAACAATGCAGTCAGGTTTATCTGCACCTCTGATAGTTGATAACCATGCAGAGTTCATACCTGATTGTATATTAGTTGCTGATGCTACTGCTCCACCTGCTGAAGATGTTGTAAAATCATAAACTTGATTTTGCCAGAAAGAGTAAGTATTAGCGTTAATACCACCAACAGTATTAGTAGGAGTATCTGCAACTGTAAGTTGTAGACCACCTAAGTCTTTACCATTAGTTCCTGTTCCATCTGCATACAAGGAAGTTGCCATTGTATTTTTAAGTGTTTTTTCAAGATTTTTAACTCTGGATTTTAGTAAGTTAAATACTTGCTCTTTACCAGAATTTTCTACTTGCTCTAGTCCAGAGATTACAACATTACCTGCTAATTGTTTATAATTAAACTCGGCTGCTGTAAAAACACTACTTGTTGAAGTATCTAATACTTCGTAGCCACTATACCATTTCGCAGTACCATTTGTTGCATATTCTAGTTCTTGCACAATAGTTCTACCACCTGATACAATTTTGTTGCCTTTTTCGCTTATTGAACGAAGTAAAGCATTATTGTTTGTGATATTGTCTGCCATTGTCCTGCTGTAATTAGCAAGAGTAGTGGTAACAATATCTGTAAATGTACTATTTGGAGATGCCATTATCTGCTCCCTATTTTAAAATTAACCCTTGCATCAAGCACCAAATCCTGCACCCTCAATATTTGTCATTAACAAACTATCCAAATCAGATGCTTTAACAGAACCTTTAGGAGGATTAGCAGAAGCAGAAGGTTTTACTTTTCTAGCTTTTTCAACTGCTTTCTTTCTTTTAGAATCCTCTTGTTTTTTTATAGATAATTGAGATGCTTTAAGTGCTTCTGCATATAAATCATCATCAAGTCTAACAGCTTTAGCATAAGCATCATCTAATCCTTTTGCTTCTCCAGCATCTATTAAGTTACCCATTTTAACTCTAACTTTATCAAAATGTGGGTGTACTAATTTGCCTTCTGCATCAGTTTTAGTTGAAAATTGCTCAACTGTTTGTTCTGTTTGTGCAACTGTTGATTGCATATTTTGTTGTTTAAATTGATTGAGTTCTGCCATAATTTGCTGATTTTGTTGCATTAATTGGGCGTATTGTGGGTCTGGATCATTCCAAGACTCACTCTCATCTTCTAAGGACGACAGATTTATTCCGTAACCTTGTGCAAGTTGTCGAAGTGCCATTTTTGGATTTGTTCTCAGGGCTTGGTCTGCATTAAGTAACCGAGATATGTATTCTGCTTCACCTATCCCAGTTGCTTGAATATTTTGTCTAGCTGGCTGTAAAACTTTATCTAATGCTTCAATATTTTTGCGTTGTTCCGCTAAATCTTGTGTCTTTTTGGTGTAATCAGATGTCATTTCTTTATCACGCTTAATCATAAATTCTTGTGATTCTGCTGGTAAAGTATCAAACACCTTTTTTACATCATCTGACCAATTTTTAGGAGCTTCTAATTTGGATTCCGTAGAATTTTCAGACGCTTCTACATTGTCAGGGTTTTCTTCTGAATCTTCCGAATCTGATTGGTCATCTTCTTGTTCAGTAGCTAACTGATCCAAGTTGTCAGAGTCATCTTCTTCTTTTTCAGGAGAAGTTTCTTGTTGTTCTGGTACTGTAATATCTTCAATAGTATCTTGTTGCGTTTCTTCAACAGGATTATCTTCTGATACTTCAGGTTCTTTTAGAGCTTCACCGATTGAACTTTCCAATACAGCATCTAAGCTCATTGGCTCGTCTGCTGATTCCTGTATTTCAGGAGTGCTTTCTTCTGCCATGTTATACCTTTCTTATTGTTGCCAATTATCAGGTTTTGCACTACTTGTTCGTTCAGAACCTGACCAATCGTTACCAATTTGGCGAATACCATGTCGCCTTTCATGATTTCTTAGTGCTGAACGACTACCTATTACAGATTTATCGACAGGACTAACAAATTCTTCTATATCAGACATTACTTGTAAAGATTTACCACGTCTACGTTTATTTTTATTTTGGTATTCTTTACCACCTGACCAATTTATATTGTCATAATTTTTTAAATAGCTCATTCCATAGCCTTTTCTGCTAATTTAACGTCTGTATTTAATAAAGCTAAATCTTCTTTTAAATCATTTCTTTCTCTTGAAAGTTCTGCTTCAGACTGTATTTTAGTCATTTCTGCACCAGATTTTGCTTGAATATCAGCTAATTTACCTTCTTGTTTCATTTTCTCACGCATTAACTCACCTTGTATTTTAGCTTGTGCTATTTTTTCAGCTTCGCTAGGTTGTGGTGGTGCTTGCATTTGTTGCTGCATTTGCTGCATAATTTGTTGTTCAGTTTGATCTATTATTTCTTCAAAATCTCTACCAACTTTCCATGCTCCTACTAAAAATCTTAAAGATTGAAAAGCTATAGGAGTTAACATAGGATTAGCATTTGATATAGCTATTGCTTTTTCTAAATACGCACCCATTGTTTGTAAAAACTCTATTCTTGTTTGTTTTTCTGCGTTTTCATCAGCAAATACAGTAGAATCTGTTTCTACATCAATATTGTATTCTCTTAACTTGTCATCACGCATAATTTGCATCATTTCAGGTGTTACCTGTATATTTGTAATTGCCTGTAAAATTTCTGGTTCGTAATGTTCTGCTACTATTTCAGCTTTTATTCTAAATAAATCTCTAATATAGCGTTCTATTTCTTCTTGTCTT